CGGACGCTATGACCGGGTGGGTATTAGTCTACTTATCAACCGATGAATTTAAAGAGCGCTATCCTGACCTTGGCAGAGATGGCGTTAACGTCAATACAGGCAAAACCCGCCGCCGCTTTGAACAGAAGCCGGATCAAATTATTGTGGCTGATTTCTACTATAAAACCGCTGTCAATGCTGATCTAGTGATGATGAATGACGGTAGTGTGCACGAACGAAACGACGACTTTAAAAAGATTGAAGATGAGCTAAAGGCCAAAGGTATCGCAATTGCCCTGGATGATGATGGTGAAGAGAAGACCCGCAAGCGCAAGCGGTTTAAAGTCATGCATCGACAGTTTGACGGTACGGGATGGCTGACCGAAGCGAGTGACACGGTATTTAGCTTTATTCCTCTGATTCCTACCTATGGCAACTTTAAGGTCAGGGATGGGAAAGTAATCTATTACGGCGCGGTCGAGAAGATTATCGACCCAGGCCGAGTCTATAACTATGCCCGGTCCCGGCAGATTCAAGAGGGTGCATTAAGTCCATTGGATAAGGTGTGGATGTCGGCAGAGCAAGTAGGGCCGCATAAAGACACTATTCAGACCATGAATACCAATAATGACCCGGTTCAGCTATGGGTGCCTCAAGTAGACCAGCCGCCACCCTTTAAAATGGGGCCATCAAATATCAACTCAGGTTTAGCCGAAACTGCAGCCAGTGCTAATGCAGACGTATCTCAAGCGGCCGGCATGTTCGCGGCCAATATGGGCGACAACCCCGGCTTACAATCAGGTGTAGCGATTGATTCACTGAAAGAGTCAGGCGATACCGGCTCAATTGATTACTTTGAATCTCAAGAGATTGCTATTTGCCACACCGCTAGAATTTTAGTTGATGCTATCCCGAGAGCTTACGATGCTACCCGGCAGGTCAGGATACTAGGCGAAGATGACAGCGTTAACATGGTGACCCTGAACGAGAAGATTCGTGACCAGCAGAGCCAAGAGGTTGTCATGCTCAACGATCTGTCAGTAGGTAAATATGACGTAACTTGTACTGTTGGGAAGTCATTCAAGAATCGCCAACAGGAAACCGTTGCAGCCATCACCGAGGTTGCCACGTTTGACCCCACTATTATGCAGGAAGGCGGCGATATTATACTCAGCAACATCACGGCGCCGGGTATGGATTTATTGGCCGCACGTAGACGCGCAAGACTGTTTGAATCTGGGATTATTCCAGAGGAACAGTGGACCGATGAAGAGAAAGAGCAGGCCCAAGCAGCCCAACAGAATGCACAACAGCAGCCACCTACACCGGAGCAGATGATAGGTCAGGCCGAAGTAATGAAAGCCCAGACTGATCAGGCAACCGCAGAGCTTAAGCGCTTAGAGGCCCAGGCTAACTTCGATATTGCACAGAAGAAGCTCCAGCAGGAAGATAGGAAGCTCGACCAGTCAGAAGCTAAACTGTTATTCGAGAGGGATCAGCAGCGCACCGATGAACTTACAGCAGTTACTCAGCAGATGGCCAATATAACCAAAGCCCTTGGACTTGACGGCGTAGTTACCCCTGAATCAATCAATATACTCAGGCAGCAATAATTTGATCCGGCTTCTGTTCAAAGCGGCGGCGGGTTTTGCCTGTATTGACGTTAACGCCATCTCTGCCAAGGTCAGGATAGCGCTCTTTAAATTCATCGGTTGATAAGTAGACTAATACCCACCCGGTCATAGCGTCCGTAAAGGGAGTCGACGGCGGAAGGAATAGACTCAATAATCAAATCCTGATCGAAACTATTATCATCGACATACTGTTGGACAATGCGCCACCCATCAAAGCCACCGGTAACCATGGATTTACCAGCAGCGTTGTAAATATGTTTAGCGTTTGATATGTTCTGAATATTGCGAACCATGCCGCTCATCGTATCGGCGATTTCTTTATCAGCGCCACCGCCTGAAGGCATTACTTTGATACCAAAGTCAGCCTTTTTCATCTCGCCGGATATTTGCTTAACAATTGGGGTTGCTTTGTCGAATGTGAATCGAGGCTTTTTGTTCTTATCGAAGTCCTTTGAGATTTGATCCTGCCACTGACCGTCGCGGGTATCAACGAAGTCGTGTTGCTCTCGAACCCTGTCTCTCAGGTTGTCGCTAGCGTCCTGGGCTTTGCCTAGCGCCTCGTTGGCTATCTCAAAATCATTATAATCTGGCATTATCCGAAGCTCGTAAAGTTAAGGGGCTCGATATCATTTCTATCAAATATTATACTTGCTTTATCCAATGATACCACCGCACTGTCAAGAAGGTTAGGCGAGGGAATGACCACTCTGTGACCATCAGGCATTACTATTCCTTTTCTAAACTCTTCTTTAGTATAGAACTTAATCGTGTCGGCAGGCTTTAGTGGCAGCTTACATGCCTCTGCCTTTAGTTTCTGTAGCATCTTTGGGCTGATAGTCTTAGAGCTAAAGCTGATCAGGTCATCAGGATTATGATACTTGCCCAGCTCTACCGCTTCATAGGTCTTATACACTCGCTCGGCAAAAGCAATAATATTCTGTGCCTTCTTGTTGGCGAATACATCCTCATTCCTGCGTTCTTCCTTCATGTTGACGTTGGTGTTCTCGGCCTTAAACAGAGCTTTAGGCTGATGAACTGACGTTGAACCCTTGTACATGTAAACCTGGGTGCTAGTGGCCTTAAAGTTAGTCTCTGCCTGATCCCTTAGTAGGGCCCCCATACCGTCACCATCATAACCAAAAGCCAAAGCACCAAACTCTTTAGCTCTGCGCGACGCAATATCAAAAGCCCGGTTAGCATTGGGGGCCTCTATCTCATCAACGCACGTAAATATAACGCCCTGCCTTTCTGTGTATCCATCAGCATCCTTACCAACATCAGACGGATCAAGAGCAGCCACTTTACCACCGATTATATTGCCCTCTGCATCCATGCCAAAGCCAAGCTTCTCATGGGCATCAATGCACGCATCAAACCAATCATCTATGATGACCGATGTTTCAATACTGTCGTTAAAGTCTCCGCCCCACATATGTGCAAACCTGCTCTTGACCATTCTGCCATCCGCTACCTTTTCTTTATCCTTTTTATGCTCTGAACTCAGCGACTCATCATATTCAAACCAAGGATTATCCTCTAAACCAACATTTATAATTAAATGGTATTCATCCTCATAATAACCATCCCTGTCCAGTTCGGCCTGATAGGGAACTATAAACTCTTGGCTCATTGCATCCGTTGAGCTCTCTGGGTTCCATATATACCAAAGCTCTGCGCCTGGGGTATCTCTTAGGGTTGGCCCTAGTGTATCAATAGTAGTCTGTTTGGTTCTTGCGGCCTCTTCCATTAGGAAATATTTATAGTTGCTTGACCCTTTCATGTCGATAATGTTGGACATGCCGCCAAACGTAAATACACCGCCCGTTCTGTGCCTTATTTCCCAATGACTCGGAACCGGGAGGAAGCCAGCCAAGTTAAGGTCTTTGATGCTCTTGTTGATACCAGCATAAATTGACTCTTTGAGGGACTTCATTCTTTCCCGCAGAACATACACTTTAGAGCCGCAGCTATTAATCTCCCCCGCCATAACATCTTGGGCAAAGCGTGATTTAGTGCCCGCCCTGCCGCCATACATGCCTTTATATTTTTTGTGCTTGAGTATCATTGGCTCAAGCTTTTCAATCAGGCAAATAGTCGGCTCGTCATCCGTAGGCTCCATATTGCCTATAGTGCCCTTCCATCGCCGGATAAAATGAGGGACTAACTTGCCGTCGATCTTATCTACCCGGTCAACAACGCCGTAAACAGATTTCTCTAGCTTACCGGTACTGGCTTGGACTAGGGGCTCTATGTAATCAAGCCTCTTGGCTAGGCTAGACATTGATGCCTAGCGACTCTTCTATCTTGTCCATGCGGTCCTTAAGCTCTGTGGCCATCTCAATATCGATAGTGTGCTTAGCTGCTTGCACAAGGATAGCCCCTACATCAGGAGGTATAACGCCGGTAGCAACGGCATCTAAAATAGCATTGGCTTTCTGTAAAGGGGTTGCGTCTTTGGGTAGGTCGAATTCAATAGCAGGGAGAGTAGCTTTTAATCCTGGGTAGGATTTATTAAGGGTTTCTCTTAGCAGGGTTCCGCTATCCCTGTCATCTGGATCAAAGGCTCTCTTGGCTATATGGGCAATATAAGAGCGTTCGATCTCTTCCTTAGTCGCACCATGACCTATATCTAATAAAGACTCTTCGCGGATAGCCTCGAACAATAATGTTTTGAAGGCTTTTCCGCGTTTTCTCTCTTCGGAGTTAGTGTCCATAAATAACCTAATGCAGGGATTTAGGCATATCCTATCATTCTTCTGTGTTAGCGACCACTAACGAGACATCCTCGCCGCAGTTAGGGCATTTAACAGTTAATTCACCTGAATTTATCCGGTCAACCAGTGAGTCAACAATTAAATCAGCCAAGATATAGACCTCATCGGGGATAGGATGGTCGTCCATTAGTGCATTACTTCGTCAACTCTAACTGTAAATACAGCGAGGTCAACTTCATTCAGTATTTCTTTAACGATGAAAAATACCGGCTGATCAATAAACCGGTAGCGCTTGCCCACTTCATACTCCGCTGAGTCTGGTACGTTAACCTGCGTGGGAATGCGTGCAATTTTAAATTCATCGATCGCGTTCATTGCATGTATAGTCTGTGTGAATGTGGGTTGACTATACCATAAATGCTGTGAATGCTTAATATTTGGCCTTTTGCTTGTGGTATACCTCGGCTCTGGCGTATTGGTATTCCTGTCGATGGACGCGGTAAAAATAGTCTGCCATCTGCTCCATAGTTCGAGCATCTTCACGTAACTTATCAATAAATGGCCCGGTTGTTGCATAGATAGCTTCTACCAGTGGTTTAAGTGAACTTTGCACCTTTGGGGCCTCGCTTGCGTTTAGCTGTGTTGCTCTTGTTTGATGCCACTGAGTTTTTCTTCTTCTTATGGCCCGTTTTGTGACCTGTCTTGCTTGGATGGTCAGCCATAGATCCTCCTTAAGCGGTTAGATCAAATTTTGAGATATTAGCAATTCGAGTGGGGAAGACGGTAACGATCCAGGGCCCTGCACCAGTGAGCGTGAATAACATTTCTGTCATCGTGCTGGAAAATGCCTCATTGGCTGTAATCGCCCTCTCTTCTACTAGCCCAGATGGGCCGGTTAATGAGATGGTTCCGGTTGAGCCTGTCACTTCTACCTGGGAATCACCGTCGATACTGACTGCAAGAGTTGTAGCGCCGGTTTGTAGGGTTGCTGTTTCGCTCTTTGCCATGATCTTTATCCTGTTAAATCGCTTGTAAGGGGTCCGGTTAGCGATATTCCGCCAGCACCGCCTGCCGATATAATACCATTTGCCGTCCAATTTATAATCTTTTCTATTCCTGCCTGTACTTGACCGGCTTGGTTGGCATGGTTATTGGTCAGGTTGAAGCCGCCAGCAGGGTATGTTGTAAAGTCTGGACCGTTAACACTTCCTGGCACTAGCAGTTGAGCAGCGAGGAAGGCGGGTTTTACAATACTTACCCACTCGCTTAAGTTACTGGGGTTGGGCGTTGAGGGATTCATCACAATGTTATTAACCGTACCATTCGCTTTGACCGCTTCACAGAAGTTAACAATGCCTGTAGTTAAATAGATTGTCTGGGCTGCATCAGTGGTGGCGTCCGTACCTGATGCTGATGGGGATGAATCCTTCTGCCCATTTTGTACTTCAACGATAATTTTATCATACCGGGCTGATTGGTTGTCCTGTATGTCGTAACAAGCTTGTACATGGCCATTAGGATCGAAACCGCCTATGTGGTACTCATCATTAGTAGCCCAAGCAATATCAGTAGTAATATTATCGGCATCAGTGAAGGTTACAATGGTGCCTTTGGTCTGAGTGGTTAGGTTATAAACATTCTTACCTTGCATACCCGCTACAAAGCCACCGGTAACCGTATCCGTTAATACTGTTGCACTGGCACCGTCAGCATCGCCCGTTACAGGTGTTTGGCTATGGTTATCATCCTTATCTAATACAAATCTATCATCACCATCACCGCCAGACTTAAAACCAGTAATACCACACCATTCACTGATGATACTGGTATCGCTCTTTTCTGTATGGGCAAAGTCAAACCAGATATTGTCTTTTAGGGCTACATGCTCAGCGATGTGAGTGATGGCCGCGCCAGCTGTTTGGGCTCCAAAGCAAGGATTAACCACAGTGAGCTGATCGTATGCTACCCCACCATCATTGACGAAGCCACCACCAGAAGTATCAAAATCAACGGTAAGTATGTTACCTGCAATAGACAGTAGCTCCCTGGATGCGGCGTCTATATTAGTTCCGCCACTGCTCTCTATGTCAGTGTCCTCGAAGAATACCTGTTGCCCCACCTTAAAGTCTTGATTCCCTCGCAACTCAACCTGAGTGGTAACACCCGTAGTACCGCCAATCACAGCGATTGTATTACCTTGGCCAAAATAATCTTCATTCGATTGACCCTGGCCAAAACCTAGCCAATCCTCTGAGGGTATAGCCTGGGTGACCAGCAAAGCAGCAGGAATAGTAGTGTTGGGCTGTAGTCGGCAGTAGTCAATAATCTGCCTGATGTGCATGGGCAGGCCTTCCTGCCTCCACACAACAGCATGGATATTTCCCCAGACAACAGCTCTTGATGTAGCGCCACTGTCGTTACTCCCAAAAGTGAGCTCGCTGGGGGTGTCAAAAGTACTCCCGGTTGCGTAATCCATTTCGCCATAAGCTCTATAGGCCCCAGCACTAGAATTATCGGATAGCTCCACCAGCACACCGTCAAGAACAATCATCCCTACTCTGCGTTTACCACAGAAAAGAATATCAACATCGTGCTCTACGCTATTGAAGGTTTTAATGCCTGTGATGGAGGTCATATCAAAATTAAAAGTGACACCATCACCTAATCGTATTCTGATATTGCCCCCACTTAGGGCTAATATCTGAAAACCGGCGCTATTCTTTTGGTGGCCCCCGACTGTTAAAGTACCTCCAGGCTGATCCGCCTTGACAGTGAAGTGTAGAAGCAAGCTATCTCCGATACCACTAGCTCCCCCTGCCATCATATCCCAATCAAAAACATCTTGGGCTGTGCCAAAGAAGCCGTTTGCATCCGTGTTGCTCTCAAGGCGGTTTAAAGTATTGATTAGCTCAGCATTGCTTAGACCGGCGCCAAGAACAATATTATTACCCGCTGGGCTTTGGTCGGTTTGCTCTGCCCCAGCGATTGCTGGCCAATGAAATAAATATGTACCTGACATAATTGAACCCTAATAGGTTGATTTACTTATTGTAACAGATGACCGAAAAAGTCGTTGAAAAAATTGGTCGCTATCAAAAGAGCAGCGGCGCCGGCTATTTTCTTGCCCCTTTTGTACGATGTAACCATTTCCTCCATGTCCTCTTCGATCTTTTCAAATCTGCGCCGGAACTCGGTATTCTCCTGGGCCACTTTAGCGACATACGCTGCCTCTTCCTCGGTTAGCTTCTCGCCCCTGAGTGCTTTGGCAAATAATATCTGTGTGTCATTGCTGTTCATTGTCCCGGCCTGATTTATGCCTTGGGATAGGCCCACTTTTGTCATGTCCGCAACTACAGGCCACGTATCTAACGCCATCCAGTAGAACTATCGTTTCATGCTTACCGTCACCCCTGTTGGCCCAGTATCCCGGTATATGCCTGCCTTCTCGGTGGTTGCTGTTGTAATACTCCCGGCTAACGTAGGCATCCCTGGCTATTGTCCAGTGGTTGTTGCCCTCGATAAACTCTAGTACTTCCTCACTGGGAAAGTTAAGCTTTGGTATCTCAATATCCATGCCCTATTGTAGCTTAGATTGTCAAGGGTTAATACTTAGGCTAATTATGGGGCGCATAAGGGATAAGCCCGCTAGGACTACTCCAGCCCACCACTATTTTATGCCGGTCACGCTCGGCAGCTTTTCCTGCCTCATGGATTTTATCTAGCGCTTCCTGCCATTCTTTTTGCCGCTCGGGAGTGCTGGGTGCAAGGTCTTCTATTTTGATTTCTTGCCAGTCCATTCTCTTCTCCTGTTCTCTATGGGTGGTTAGCCGTGGTAATCACGGATTAATTTACCGATGCGATTGTTAGCCATATTCCACTTTCGCTCTATTTTGTCCTCGGTGCTCTGTAGTCGCTGGGGGTCTTTTTTATTCCATAGTTTGTGCCATGTCGCTCGCCACTTATCGTCAATCTCATACCGAGCCCGAAACAGAATAGCCTTTGAGTGATAATTTTGAAACGAAATCATCTCAATTATCCTCGCAATATTTGCACGGCGCAGAGCAGGGTACGTTGATATGTGGGCACTGCTTTGTGCTGATCATTTGAAAAACAATAGAGACAGTCTTCTTAAGCCCTAATTTCTCACAAACAGAATGCGACGGATTTATCATACTTCCATCTTTCATCCGTTTTAGGTAGGCCCAGTCAATATCAACAGCTTTAGCCGCTTTTCGGTAGCTGCCGTGCTTAATTATCAAATTGTCTATCCGTTCTTGCAGCAAGCTCATCTCTATTTCTCCAATCGAGGGCTAATGTAATACCCTGGCGTTAATATATTTAAGTCGCTGACCTACAGAGTCGCTAATCTCTGCCCAATCCTCGGCGCTGTAGTCGCATTCGTTCCGGTCCAGCGCTTTGTCAACGAGTTCTATATGCGCTTTTAGCTCTGGCTTGCACTCGGCACTGTGGATACCGGTTAGTATTTCGTCTTTGGTCATCTGTCTGCCTTCCCTGCCTCATGCCCTTTGATATATTCGGTGTGTGCATAGCTACCGGATTGTAATAAGTTCCCGTTATACGCGGGCCTGCACCCCCATCCATTGCACCCAGCATAATATCCACTCTGAAAATACTGTGATTGTCCGTCATGCTCATTCTTGGTCATTTTCATTCTCCAGTTTTAAGTTAATCAAAATCGTTAAGAATGCCCTTTAGAGCGTCTTTGCCTGTTTGCTTCGTTTTCGATACGTGCTCAATGAGCTTAGATTGCGGTTTAACGTACTCTGGGCTGTTAGGGTCATTACGGGGATGCCTTGGGTCAGAAAACGTCAGGTAGGCTGCTGTGTTGCCTCCATCGGGGCTTATCGTGTCAGGTAAGCACAGTTGCCGGAACTCTACCGCGTTTGGCGGCCAAGTATCCTTCCTGGACGCGATTGCGTTTAATCCATCCCTAATCTGCTCGGGTGAAATTCCCTTCAAGAGTCTCTCCCAGCTCTCCGGCATCGTTTCCCCGAATTGGCTGTTCAGCTGATGGCCGTAGATTTCCTGGAGCCTCTCCCATAACCGATCCATCAAGCGTTCGTTCTTCAACTCGTCGCGCCTGCTCTCTTTCGGCG